ATCGGCTCTTGGAACACAGGTGAAGTTACTAATATGGCTAGTATGTTCCAAGGTGCAATAGCATTTAACCAAGACATCGGCTCTTGGAACACAGGTGAAGTTACTAATATGGCTGGAACGTTCCGAAGTGCATCAGCGTTTAACCAAGACTTATCGGGCATGGTTACGGGTCTAACAGCACAGCCAGCTAACTTCTCAACGAGCGCAAACGCTACTTTCGCTGACAACGCCAATGGGCTGAAGCCATACCTGTCGGGTGGCGTGACTCAAATCAACACATAAGGACATGACATGCAAGATTTTTACCTAAAATTTGTTGACGAAGAGCAAGCACAAGAGGTTCTCTACACTAAAGTAGTAGACGAGTGGAGCGAGCCTGAAGACCCTGACGTTGAGCCTATCCCTTTGCGGTGGCATTATGTGCCTAATTACGTTAACATTGACACGATTGGCATTATCTACGAGCCACAGACTGACCCACTGCCAGAGCCACCACCTGAGCCTGTGCCTTACGCTGGCTGGTTTGTGAACGTACGAGTAGTGGGTGAAGACCCAGAGCCGATAGAGCTTTATTCAATTGACCCACAGCCGTATCCCATAAGAATTTGGGCTTAAAGGAATATTATGTCCGTAAATCTTTCTGCTTTAGCTGGCGCGGGTTTTCAATTTTCAGACGCTAATGGAAATCCTTTAGCGGGCGGAAAATTGTTTTCTTACGAAGCGGGTACAACAACGCCTGCCGTAACGTATACAAGTTCAACAGGGCTTACGGCGCACCCAAACCCAATTATTTTTGATTCTGCGGGGCGAGTGCCGACCGGTGAAATTTGGCTTACAGCAGGCATTAACTATAAATTTACGCTTACGTCTAGCACAGACATTTTAATCGGAACTTACGATAATATTTCGGGGATTAATGACGTTTTAGCTTCGGATATAACGTATGTACCTGCAGGCACTGGGGCTGTGGCTACTACGGTGCAGGGGAAGCTGCGGGAGAGTGTGAGTGTTAAAGACTTTGGGGCTGTGGGGGATGGGGTGACAGATGACACTGTGAATATACAAAAGGCACTTGACGCTGGTTTAGGTCCGGTGCATTTCCCGGCAGGGGTATACATTGTTTCCTCTGAAATTGTTGTACCAGATATGTCCGGCATTATCGGAGTTAATCCTTTCTGGAAACGACGAACTGGCTACGTATATGACGGAGCAAAACAAACAGTTTTTAAATACACGGGATCTGGTGGTGCGAATAGCTGCGTTGTTCGACTATCTAACAAGGCTGTCGGGGTTGAAGGATCAGACTTTGCTGCCCCTGTTACCGATGATTTAGAAAGCTACATCGCCAGAGATTTCCATATTGACTCTAACGGCTTAGCCCATTATGGGTGCTATGTTTACCGGGCGGGTAATCAGTCAAATCTTGGTAACATAACGGCAGAGAAGTCTTTAAAATACAATCACGTTCACATGGGGTGCTATGCGGCGGTGTTTGGCGTCTTTGGCGCTTACGAATGCGTCGAGCACGGCGTAGCCATTGGTTACGATGTATTTTCTTGGGGGTCTGTAGAGTCTACCTGCTTTGAATACTCTGCTACATTCTTGACAGTAAACAACGGCACAGCATCGACCTATGTTGCTGGCAGCGCAACGGACCTTGATGACTCTGGCGGCATATTTGTATTAGGTCGCGGTTCTGTTGTCAGAATCACATCTGAAAGCAACAAAGGCAGAGCGTGCCGTTTAGGCCAATACAACAGCTCAAGTGCCACAATGGGTCCGGTTAACTATGAACTTCCATACATTGAGGGCAATGCAGATGGGCCATACATTGACTATAGAAATGCGTCAGATGGACTTGTAGTAGAAAAAGGGTTCATGCATCCTGGAAATCCTGCGACTACTCTGCTGCCTCAAAACATAAAAATAGATGGACTGAATAATGCGGGCGTGCCATTAACAGATGCTGGGCCATCAAGAAGTGAAGAATGGCTTGTTTTACGTGAATTAAGCGGTGACTTATTTGGGGTCGGGGTAGAAATTAACTCAAACACTAATAAATACAAAATGGAACGGTGTGGGCCGTACTTTACTTTTGCCAGTAAGCGGCCTGGGGCGTTCTCAGTTAATTTATCTTTGGCAGGATCAGTTACTGCCGGAGTAAATGGGTACAGCTCCCGTATTGGGTTTGTTACAAAGATAGGTAACGTAGTTACGGTAAATGGCCGCATCGCACTAACTTCTCTTGATGCGGCAACATCGGGCAGCATGCAAATAACAGGACTGCCCTACAGAATAGCCAATCTATCGCAAAACTTTGGATGTTGTTCCAGTATTACCTATAACGCTCTAAATACTGCTCTTGTAGCAATAAACGGTACTTTGACGGGTAATAATTCATATATTGATTTAAAAAAATTAACGGCGGCTTCAACCAGCAACATCACGGGATTGTCGTCTACAGACCTAACGGCAACATCACTAATTCAATTTAGCGCCACATACATAACTGACGACTGATATGGGAATACTTGACATAACAACTCCGCCACCCAGCTGGTGGCAGATCATTCAGATGATATTTGGTAAAGACGTGCCTGAAGGCGATGTGTTTGCAGCTTGTCGCAACTATCCAGAGGATAAGCCTAAATGAGAACCTACTTCTTTGGACTATGGAGTGCCACCTCCCAGATGGTTAACGCCATTATTGTGTTAGGAGATAAATGAAAATAGCCTTCTATATCGGTGGTCACACCTCAGACAAACTATCCTCCCGCATTGGGTTGGCATTGATACGCCACACCCAGAAAGGCGCTTACGGTCAAGTCACCTATGTGGAGGCTATCCACGCAGAGCATCCTGATGGCAAGGTGACTATCGTAAGCTCCTCATTGCGAGCCAAGGGAGTGCGAAGCAAGGTGACGCGATTGAACCCACTGCACTGGCTGATATTTCTTTTCTCAACAAGGGCAGTATATGTACACGCGTCGCAAAAATAAACGACTGTTAATTTCATAAAACATGAATCATATTTTATTGGCTTTGTTGTTTCAATTTGTACTTGCCCCTATATCATGGTGGCTAGGTGCATTTTTTGTCATTGGCTATTATTTAGGGCGTGAAATGGCTCAGGCTGAATACAGAGTCATTCAAAACTTCTACGCTGGCAAGCGGGCTAATATGCCTTGGTGGGGTGCATTTCAAAGCAAGGCATGGAATATTAAGAGTATTTTAGATTGGGTGTTACCCAGTATTGCCGTAATTATTGTTGCTTTACTAGCTTTAGTATTAAAATAACTGTATATTTATACTGTATCGGCTCAGTAAACCGAGGATTCTAAGGAATCAAGCAAAATGAGTGAAGAAGTCCAAAACTTAGCGGAAGTACCTGATGCACCCGCGCCAGAACAAGAGGCCACGGCGGCCCCTGAATCTGAAGAAACACAAGCGCCGGAAGTAGAGGCAGAGGCAGGCAAGAGCTTCACACAAGAAGAACTTGACGCCATTGTCAGCAAACGACTTGCAAGAGAACAGCGAAAGTGGGAAAGAGAAACGCGCGCGCGACAGGCCGAACAGCCTATCAGCCCGAAAGAAGTGCCCCCTGTTGACCAGTTTGAGTCTGTAGAAGCCTACGCGCAAGCGTTAGGCGAACGCAAAGCTCAAGAAATGATGCAGCAAAGGCAGTTCCAAGAGCAGCAAACGCAGGTCTTAGAAGCCTACCACGACCGTGAGGAAGAAGCGCGAGGCAAGTATGACGATTTTGAACAAGTCGCCTACAACCCAAACGTTCCAATCACGACCGTGATGGCCGAAACCATCCGCGCCTCAGACGTTGGCCCCGACGTAGCATACTACTTAGGGTCTAATCTGAAAGAGGCCGCCCGGATTTCCAAACTAGCGCCCTATCAGCAAGCCAAAGAATTGGGAAAGCTAGAAGCCAAATTGGCCGATAGCCCGCCCGTTAAAAAAACGTCGAGTGCTCCTGCGCCGATTTCGCCCGTTACCGCACGCGGTAGCACCGGTAAGGTCTTAGATACAACAGACCCACGCTCAATCAAAGAGATGAGCACATCTGATTGGATCGAAGCCGAACGGCAGCGGCAAGTCAAAAAGTGGGATGCTCAACGAAACCGCTAATTTTATAGGACTTAATCATGGCTAACAGTATCTTAACTATCGACATGATTACCCGTAAGTGTCTTGAGATTCTTGAGAACAACTTGGTAATCACCCGTAACGTCAATCGCCAGTACGACGACTCGTTCGCCGTCCAAGGCGCAAAGATTGGCTCAACCCTGCGTATCCGCCTGCCCGACCGTGCGTTGGTGTCTAACGGTGCCGCTCTGCAAGTCCAGGACGACAACGAGCAGAACACCACTTTAACTGTTGATAACCAGAAGCACATCGGCATCAACTTCACCACCGAAGAACTGACAATGCAGTTGGACGACTTCGCTGAGCGCGTGTTAAAGCCACGTATCAGCCAGTTGGCCTCAAGCGTTGACGCTGACGTGGCTAACTCGTTTAAGTTTATCGGCAACACAGTTGGCACGCCAGGCACAACGCCATCAACTTCATTGGTTTTGTTGCAGGCTCAGCAAAAGTTGAACGAAAACGCTGCCATGATGTCGCCACGTTACGCCACGGTTAACCCCGCAGCCAACGCTGGGCTAGTCGAAGGCTTGAAAGGTTTGTTCAACCCAACGGAAACCATTTCCCGTCAGTTTAAGAACGGCATGATGGGCGTAGGCGTGTTGGGTTACGAAGAAATCAACATGAGCCAGTCGATTAAACAGTTTACAACCGGCACCCGTACCGCTACCGGCGGCACGACTTCAGCCGCTGTGACTGTTGAAGGCGCAACCACCATCGCTATTACCGGTGCCGGCGCTGCCGGTACTGTTAAAGCCGGCGACGTCTTTACTGTTGCAGGTTGCTTTTCTGTTAACCCACAGACCCGTGAATCGACTGGTTCGTTGTTCCAGTTCGTGGCTGTGACTGACGTTACGCTAAGTGGCGCAGGCGCAGGCGACATCACGGTCGCCGCAATGTATTCGGCCACACAGGCTCTCGCTACTGTCGATGTTCTGCCAGCTAGCGGCGCTGCAATCGTTTTTGTTGGCGCTGCTGGTGTCCAGTATCCACAGAACTTGGTCTACCATAAAGACGCAATCACGTTTGCTACCGCTGACTTGGTTATGCCACAAGGTGTGGACATGGCGTCACGTCAAGTGCACAACGGCATTTCGATGCGTATTGTTCGTCAGTACGACATCAACAATGACCGTATGCCTTGCCGTGTTGACGTGCTTTACGGCTTTAGCGTAATCCGTCCGCAAATGGCTGTCCGTATGTGGGGCTAAATAAGCTGGGGGCTTCGGCCCCCACTTGTTGTCTTAACTTATTCTGAAAGGAAATATCATGACGTATCAAACTTCTGACGGCAACGTCGCTGAGGAAAAGTCGCTAGGCGGTAACGTTTTGCTCTCTGACACGGGCGCAGGGTTGTACTTTCTTAGCATAGCGGTTACTGCTGGTACAACAACCACAACTGCTGCTGCGGGTTCTATCGGTGTGACCACCAACGCCGCTGGCTTGGGTGATCTGTTTATCTCCGACGGTTCGGTTTGGCAATTCGCCGCTGTGGCCTAAATGTGATTAGGGCGGGCGCTAAGGCGCCTACCCGATAGGATACCTATGGCAGTTATCTACCTAAAACACGAAATGCACGGCGCTAAAGTAGCAAGTTCCCGCGAAGAAGCTGACGCTGACATCCGTAACGGTTGGGAAGAATTTGACCCCTCAGCACCTAAAGTTGCGCCAGCCCCTTCCCAAGAAGACCCTGAAACGCCTATACTTAACGCATTGCAACCCCGTCGCGGGCGCGCGCGTAAACAATAGGAGCTTGCATGGCTACCGCCGGGGACATTATTAATGGGTCGCTTAGGCTAATCGGGCAACTCGCCGAGGGCGAAGAACCGTCAGCAGCCACAGCGCAAGACGCGCTAGACGCCATGAACCAGATGATTGAAAGCTGGAACACGGAACGCTTGGCGGTTTACGCAACACAAACGCAAATCTTTACTTGGCCGATAAACGTTGTGACGCGCACGCTTGGGCCTACGGGCGACTTTGTAGGCGTGCGGCCAATTAAGATTGACGATTCAACGTTTTTTAAAGACGGGTCTTCGGGCTTGTCTTTTGGCGTTAAGTTAATCAATCAAGAACAGTACAACGGCATTGCGCTAAAGTCTGCGACAAGCTCGTATCCTGAAGTGATGTTTGTCAACGAAACGTATCCTAACGTTGAAATGACAATCTTTCCCGCGCCCACAAAACTGCTGGAATGGCACATTGTTTCGGTGCTAGCGCTCACTCAACCCGCAAAGATCGGCACTAGCTTGGCGTTCCCGCCAGGCTACTTGCGGGCGTTTCGCTACAACTTAGCTTGCGAGTTGGCGCCCGAGTTCGGCGTAGAGCCATCAGGACAAGTGATGCGCATTGCCATGACAAGCAAGCGCAATTTAAAGCGCATTAACAATCCTGACGACATCATGGCCATGCCATTCCCGTTAATGGGGCGGCGCCAAAGATACAACATATTCGCTAACAATCTCTAATGAAAACGCCGATACTCGGAAGTTCGTATGTAGCTCGGTCGGTCAATGCGGCTGATAACCGCATGATTAATTTGTTTCCTGAGATTGTTCCTGAAGGTGGGAAAGAGCCGGCGTTTTTAAACCGCGCGCCTGGGCTAAAGCTAGAGGTCGCCGTTGGTACTGGGCCGGTACGCGGAATGCGGACGTTTAACGGGTTTGCTTACATTGCGTCTGGCAACACGCTTTACAAAATTGATTCTGAATACAACATCACCACTTTAGGTTTGCTAGCCAATGACGGCCCCGTTAGCATGACTGACGATGGAACGTATTTGGTTGCGGCCTGTAATGGCCCTGCTTTTTACTACAACTCAGTCACAGATACCTTCGGCGAAATTACGGACACAGACTTTCCTGGTGCGCTAACAGTTTCTTATTTAGACGGGTACTTTGTCTTTATTGAACCAGACAGCCAGCGTGTGTGGGTGTCTGAGTTGTTAGACCCAACATCAATTGACCCGTTAAGTTTTGCAAGCGCCGAAGGTAGCCCAGACGGGTTGGTTTCGTCTATCACCGACCACTCCGAAGTTTGGTTGTTTGGCACAAACTCTGTCGAGGTTTGGTACAACTCAGGCGCGCTTGATTTTCCTTTGCAGCGTATTCAAGGCGCCTTTAACGAAATTGGTTGCGCTGCGACATTTTCCGTTGCCAAACTTGATAACGGTTTGTTTTGGCTTGGCGCAGACGCCCGAGGCAAAGGTATTGTTTACCGAGCTAACGGCTATACTGGGCTAAGAATAAGCACCCATGCGGTGGAGTGGCAAATCCAACAGTACGGCGATATATCTGACGCCATAGCATATACATACCAGCAAGACGGCCATTCATTTTACGTGTTGACGTTTCCTACCGCGAACGCCACTTGGGTGTACGACGTTGCTACTCAAGCGTGGCATGAGCGCGCAAGTTTTACCAATGGTAATTTTGGCCGCCATCGCAGCAATTGCCAAATGGCTTTTAACAGCAAGATTATTATCGGCGACTACCAAAACGGCAATTTGTATTCTTTTGATTTAAATGTTTACGCAGACCACAACCGCGTGCAAAAATGGTTACGCTCGTGGCGGGCGTTGCCCACCGGCGCAAACGATCTTAAGCGCACTGCGCAGCATAGCTTGCAATTAGACGCGGAGACGGGCGTAGGTTTACCCGGCGTGGTTGAAATACCTGGGCGCGTGTACTTGACCCCACTTATTATTGTTGGTGATTTTTACATCAACGATGAAGTGGTAATTATTACAGCGGTTGATGACTATGTTCAACCAAAAGTAATGTTGCGTTGGTCTGATGACGGCGGGCACACATGGTCTAATGAGTATTGGCGGTCGA